CCTTTAGCAGAATAGCCTTTCCAACACGCCATTATTTTTTCTTTCTTAAATTTTTTTCATAATCTTTTTTATAGAAAGAACCTTTATTTTTTAAATCTTTTTCTATTTCTTTTTTTCTTTCAGAAGATTTTTTTTGCGCAGACATACTATTTTTTCTTTGTAGCCTTCTTGGTAGAAACAGTCTTCCATGTACCACCAGCTGCTTTATACTTCTTTGCAGCCCAAGCGTTAGCATAAGCTGAAGGGTATACGTCAAACTTTGCTTTAGCCTGAGACTTTGCGGCAGACCACAATTCTGGCTTCGTCGGTTTATTTACCTTAGCCATTACTTCTTCTTCTTTTTTGGAGGGGTTTTTTTTCCATCAAAAACTACATTCATTCCACCCTTAATATCCTTAAGGTAATTATTGTTATCCTTTTTGCTATTTTTTGAATATGCCATTGTTATTTATTCTTTCTTTTAGCAGAAATTTTTCTAAGAGTCTTAGCCAAATTAGCTTGACGAACAGTTCTTGCACTGTACTTGCTAGGATTTTTGGTAACCGCAGCTGCCATGCCGGCAACTGATTTGCCAGCTTTCTTAGCCTTAGCAGTAAATGCTCCGGGTCTTTTAATAGCTCCCTGAATCCATTTATTATCTTTTTTTTCTACCATTATTACTTGCTCTTCTTTTTCCCCATGATGGCCTTTTGGATAAAAGGAGGAAGTTTCTTTTGAGCAGCAGTTAATCCGTTTGCTTTTTTTGCTGCACCCTTTTTCATTGCAGGCTTCTTAGCAGCACCTTTTTTCATGCCATCACCATTCATTGCCATATCAGTACATTCCTTTTTTGCTAGAGCCTTTTTTCATGCCACCCATTTTTTTCTTAGCCATTTTTTTAGGAGCAGCTTTCTTCATGCTACCTTTTTTCATACCATCGCCATACATTGTCATAATTTTTCCTTTACCATTTTACTTTATTAGCCCAGTAGGCTGCGGACATTTTGCCCTTAGCAATATTGCTTGCGTGACGAGCCTTGAAAGACTCTCTGCGCTTTCTATTTGAAGTTGATTCTCCTTGTTTTTGAGGAGAACCGCTTACTCCTTGTTGACCAAATCGTATTGTCTTAACCTGACTTCCTGATTTAGCAACAACAACATGAGATTTTTTAGGATGACTTGGAGTACGTTTTGGTTTATTAAAACCACTAACTCCGTGCCTTGGCTAGTCTAGGATCTTTTTTTGCTGCCATTTTTTTTACCTTTATTTTTTTTAGAAGATTTATTAGTTATGTCCTTGATCTCAATGCCAAACATAGAATTGTTTTGACCCATTCTAGGACCACTAACATAGATACTTTTTTTAATAACCATTACTTCTTTTTTTCCTTGTAGGTGACAGGGGTCGAGTTCTTTTTAACACTTACCCCACCCTTGGTGATCTTGCGATATTTTGCTAATGCCATACATATATAGTAATTCTATAAATGAAAAACAAAAGCCCCCATATAGGGGGATATAAGGACTTTTGCTTTAAATGAGAGGTTTACTTCTTCTTTGGCTCAGCCTTTTTAGCTACTGGCTTATCTTTAGCAGCAGCCTTAGGTCTTCCCGCAGGCTTCTTTTTCACCACTTCAGATACAGAGTCAGCTACTGCCTTCTGTACTTCTTGGACCACTTCTTCTTTAAGCTTTTCTACTTTTTGATCAGCTTTTACAGCAAGTTTTTCTGCTTCTACAAAAGCTTCATCAATTTTCTCATTAAGTTCTTTTTTAGCTGGGGCTAAAGAAGTTTTTAATTTTGCTACTAATTGTTTAAACATTTAATTTACCTCTATCTCATTTAAATTTAACTGTATTAATTCGAAACCTTTAGGAACTTTTAACCCTAGCTCCCAAGCTTTTAGCTCTTGCTCTACGGTTAACAATCTTCTCTTAAGGTTTTCCATTTCTTTGTCAACTCTTTCATTCTCTATTCTACACGTTTCAAGCTGCTCACGCAACATTTCTCTTAAATTTTTTTCTTCACCAGTTAAAATTTCTCTTTCAGCATTTAAATGCTCTATTTTAATTTTATAAAATTCTATCTCTTTTTCTTTAGAGATAGTTCTTTTCTGGTGTAAAGAAGTTAAAAGGTATGTAAGTACAGAAGAGAGGGATGCTATGACAGCAATAATTACACTATAGTTATTATCCATTGGTCACCTCAGATAGATCCAAGGATAATAGTAAGTGTTAAATTATTATTTTCCCTGCTGACCTTCTTTAATTAGCATGTATCTTTCTCCAGTTTCCTTTGAAACTAAACCAAAGCCATAGGCAGCTGCTTCTTTAACAGCTTCTGAAAATGCTTCTTTGTCTGAAGCATCTAAGCCATTAAGGGGGATCGTGATCCCAGCATAAATATCTATATTTTCAAAATTACCTATGTTTATTTTTCTATTTACTCCACATATTAATACCGGAGTTGATGACACTGATATTTCGCCTGACACTAAATTTACCGCCTGTTCTATTGGGGAACCTATACTATGTTCTTGTGCACTTTGATTAATTTTGGGCATAAGCTGCTAATCCAAATCTTTCTTTTATGATATCAATTGTTGCTTGAGCCTGTTGTTCAACACTCATTGAAGATGAGTCTATTACAGCTGATGCCGAGCTTGCAAATATTTCAATCTCTTTTTCCGACTTATGAGACATCTGCTCATCGGTCATGTATACGCCATCTCTATTAAATATTCTATCTCTTCTAACTTCGGGAGAAGCATCGTAAACAATGAGCATGCTGTTTGGCAGTTTCAAGATTGCTTCTGCCTCATTTTGAAATCGAACATCTGATATTAGTATACAGTATGGTTTTTCTTCTTCTTCATCAGAGATACTTTTAGTATACTCCCTAAAGAGTTGATAAGACTTTCTAACTCCCCATTTAGCAAAGCATGCAGGATCAGATTCTCTGCATAGATCTCCAACTTCCTGAAGAAAAGATCTAGGTTTTGACCCGGCAAATGATAATGGTTTATTAGCAATAGCTTTTGTTAGGGCTACAAATGATTCGTAGTCTGGAATATTGCCAAGCGGAGAACTTCCATAAAGGTCATACAGAGTTTCATGAATGTTGAATAACTTTCTTGATTCAGAATTAGTTCCTTCTATTTTAGTTCTAATAGAAAAGAACTCATAAATTGGCATCGCAAAAAAGATATGCTCCCACACTACTCCGCCTTTAGAAGAGGCAAAGGATGCTTTTGGAACGATAGTCTCAGCTGCTGAGGTCTTGCCTGTCGCTGCCATGCCTGCTAGCCCAACTACTATTGGATAATTTGGATTGTAAATGTTTGACATGTTTCTATTATAGCACCTTATTGTTTTCTTTTTTCTTTAACTCCAATTGATCAAGAAATTGTTTTGCCAAAGCATCAGGTTCCCATACAAATTTTCTGGGAACCTGCACAATTCTAAAATTATATTCTTCTCTTATATCTTGAACAGTCATAAGTAAAGGCATCAGCGCTTCGTTTTTGCATTTCCATTTGCCATTTATGTGATTAGCAACAACAGCAGAGTCTGTGTATAGTATTGGATCTAAAAAATCTGACATAGAACATATTAATAAGGCTGCTATTATAGCCTCATACTCTGCTTCGTTATTACTTCTAGGGCCTAACCCTCTAGCAAACTGTGCTACTTTTTTTCTATTTTTATATACAACTACAGCACAAGCTGCTTCTCCAATTTTCTTTTGACCTTGCCCTCTTGATGCTCCATCACAAAAGACTTCAATGTTCATATGCTTATATCAAAAATAATGTTATTTTTTTTAGCATACTCTTTGAGTCTTTTTTCTCTTGATGGAGAATCAGCAAAGTGAGTTGTAGTCAATAAGTATCTTTGACCGTTGTATTCTATTTGAGTTGGGAAATCTAATGAATCTCTTTTTAAGGAGAATAATTCATCAGGGGAATTGACGGACTTATATTGTCCAATAAACATATTTTTCATCAGTATGTACTAAAGTCACTTTCTAGGTATGATCCTTTTTCTTCTCTAGAATAAGCTATTTGCATAGACTGCATCTTGTCTATGAGCTTTCTAGCTGACTCTGAGGCTATTCTTGCTGCACCTTCCATTGATTCAGCTAACTGAACAATTGATTCTGCCGTAACCATTTCAGTATACTGTTCTTCTGCAGCTTCAAGCGCATTAGCTTCTCTCTCAGCTTCATTCTTCCCAGTTCTATTTGATTTATAAATCTTCTTATATCTACCTTCGCAAAGTTTATGATGCGCTCTAGCCATGCCTGCAAATCTAGTAACTCTACCATACACGTTTGAGGTTCTAGCTACAAGTGAGGCTAGATCAGCCATTGTCATATCGACAATATCTATCTCTGGAATGCTAACGAAATATTGGTCGGCTAAATCACCAGTTCCATATGCGCTAATGATTTCTGTTATCTGTGGACTTAAGAAGTCTGACAGTAACTGATTTAATTTTTCAATCGATTGAATGTTCATTTTTACCTAGCTTAAACATCTTAATAAGGTCTTCCATATTGTTCTCTATTATAGCATCACGTATTTTGATTTTCACCTTTGAGATGTGTTCTCTTACAGTATTGGGATGTTCGGTTATAATCTGAGCTATCTCTGAGGATTTTTTTCCATCAACAAATTTCCATTTTATTAATTGTCTTTCTTGAACAGTAAGCCTATTGTATGGGGCATGGCAATCTTCTCCCATGACCCACATCTCATTGACCTCCTGAGTGCCCAGCATGTCGTCTATGGAGTACTCAACTGGAGGAGCCTTAAACCCTGGCTTAGCATCACTATCATCATCTGATGAATTGTCCTCATCAGATAAAAGTGGGAAGGACTTTCTGCCAAGTTGATCAATAAGAAATGTGTCAACATTTTTCTTTAATAGGTAAAAAAAATAACTATACAAAAAACCACTAAACGGAATAGGTCCTTTTTCAGAATCCCTTCTTTGGTATCTAGTAATACATTGGAAGAATGTAGTATTAACTGTCTGTCTTACATCTTCTTCGTCACCATATCTTTTTGCCATATAAGTAATACCGTCGTAGGCATTCGTTTATGTGTTTGTATCCAGCTTGATTTAATTGATTTTTCATTAGATTAAATCTAACAAAACTATCTTTAACAAAGAGCGATGTGAATCTCCTAATATCATAGTCAGATAGGTTATATTTTCCATAGTATAAAAGTGTTACATATTTTGTTAAAAAGTTATTAAACACTTTAAGTAATTCATATTGAGCGCTTGAACTTCCACCCTTTGCTTTAGCGATTAAATCTTGCATCTCGTCTTCACTTAACGTATAATATTGTTCCTTATAAGAGGCCATTTACTTTCCTTCCCAATTGGGTATCTTATCAGCATAAAAAAATCTAATGTCTTCATAAAAGATAACCTTTGGTATTTCAATCTCTGCAGCAAATTTTTTTCCATCAGTTGAATATTTACTAATAATAAAAGTAAGCTTACTGAATTCCTCTTCATAATATCTTTTAAATCTTTTAAGTTTTATCTTGCTTTTTTCATCTAAGTAGCCTTTTAACTCCACCCATTCAGTAGTTTTGTTTACGTAAAAATCTGGGGTATAGGCTTTTGTACCTCTTTTAATTGGAAAAGGAAAAACAACTGGCTCAAAGTCATACTCAATGTTATATATCTGCAGAATCCTGGCAAAATTTGCTTCCCAGTTAGATCTAAAGCTACCACCTAAATCCGCTCTATAGCCAGATTTGGTGTTTTTATACGCATTACCTTTACCGGTAATTTTTTTAGCAGATTCATTTTCTAATATTTCTTTATCAATATAATCATTTTTAATTTTAGAAAAGTTCGGATGCTTTTTTAATTTAGATCTATCCAAAAAAAACTCTTGTGGAGTTGTTATTTCTGGCTGCTTCATGATAACCTCTATGTCCTTAAGTCATAATAATATTATACTTTACAGGAAATAAAAATACAAGAAAAATTATCAACAGGTTGACAAACCACAAAATAGGAGATATAGTATCACTTATGAACACACTAAACACTATCATCAATAGCATCAATCAGAACATCAACGAGAACGTCATTGACGAACTCAGCAAGGTGGGCTTCAGCCACAAGGAGGCAACAAAGATTGTTGTCGAGAATAACTTCTCACTTGTAGAAGACAGCTTGTCTAACCCAGTTGAAGTATTCTGATCCTAACTTAAACTAAGCTTACTGGCCAGGGGTTCATCCCCTGGCCTTTATGCTTTACCCATTCTTTTTAGTCTGCTCAGCCCAGTAGCACATACTCCTGATTTACCATAGTCACAGAAGGTGCAATTTCTTTCATTTGAAGTGGGGTTAAACGAATTATCCTCTACAATTTTATTAATATTACTAAGTAGATTTACCTTTACTTGCTCTATATCTTCTGGTGAAAATGTGTGTGATTTTCTTTTACCAGATCTTAAGTAGTAAAGCTCTGCCCTAATTGTTTTATCCGGAAAAGCTGTTGATACTGCTAAGGCGTATATGCCAAGCTGAAGATTGTTTGGAAGATCCTTTTGAGTAACTTCCCATTTTCCGGGTCTTGTAGTCTATTATATTTATAGTATCTTCATCATAAAAATCTATTCTATCTATATATCCATTGATGAGATAGTTTCCTAATACAAAACTAAAAGCAAATTCTTTATCATAAATATTAAAAGTATCACCAGAATGTTTATCATAAAATTCATCAAGTATTTCTGAGCCAACTTGGATTAAGTTATCTGGTATGATTCCGGTCGGATCATATGAAGAAATTTGCTTGACGTATTCACCCTGAAGCTCGTTTACATCCATCTGCTTATCGTTGTCTAGGCATTCTTCTAGGACAGAGTGTACAATGTTACCAAGTACAGCAGCATCGTTAAAGGTTCTCGGCTCTTTTTGTACATAAGAGTAGAAGTACTTTGAGGGACACATCTTATATGTATCTATTCTTGAGTAGCTAAAATCAGTTAATGATAATATCTGGAGAGGATCCAACTCTTTGATGGTCCTTACTTTAATTTTGTTCATCTTTTCCATTCGGGCTATATATCATATTTCCATTTTCATCGTATTCGCAACCAGATTCATCAATGGTATGATTATTGTATTTGTTTTTAAAAGAACCTTCACCAACTGGAATCCAGCCTGTTTTTCCTATTTCCATTTGATCATATTCATTATATGGCCAGCTCATAATCGTCTCCTATTTAAAATCTAATTGGCATTCGATAATCTCATCTATATTGATATAGTAATTTAATGCCATATATAGATCATTTAATTCTTTTTTAGAGCAATACAATCCAGCGACTCCGATTTGTAGAAAATAATTATCTACTTGTGAAGAGCCGTCACCATACTCTATTAGCTTAACATTACCTTTTATAACTCTTCCGTTTTCAGATTTCATTAATCCTCATCTACTATTGCTAT